GTAGGCGAACCAAGGCTAAATTACTCGACGGGAATGTTATATGTGCACGTAATCAACCAGTTGTCTGTTGCAAATGGATCCCCAACTACGGTTGAAGTTCAAATATTTTGTTCTGCTCCAGAGTTACAATTATTCGGACAAAACATAAATCCTCTGGTTCCGGTAGCTCCCTACACCCCGATGGCATTCACCCCCCTTGATGAAATTGATTTCGATGTGGTGACGCATGATGCTGATGTCACTCAATCTCGTGTCGTCGAGTTAGGTACGAAAGGCACAATGCTCGTGAGCAATACTCCATTAGTGCGCGTTGCTAGTGTTAGGGATATATCCAGACGTTTATTCTGGTACCCACCTGTGTCTGTAGCTGCCAGTGAGGGATATCGATTTGTCGAATCCACTCTTTATAAGTCCACAGGGACGATCGCGTCTCCTTTGGCATACTGGGCAAGCGCATACGCGAGTAGGCGAGGAGGGCTGCGTTGGCGTGTTCTTTTTAATGGCGCGGTTAAACAGCTCACTGGATTTTGGGACCCTAATGCTGCCAATGTGGTTCCAATTGGTGGACCTATTGATAGCACTTTGTCTAATACCTTTCAGTCAAATTTGGCTAATACTCAAGCTGCGGCAATGGAGGTGGAGTCTAGCTTTACGAGCCAATATAATTTTGTCCTTTCGCCCTATACTTACCCAACGTCGACATTGGCTGATAGGTTGAATGTCGGATCACTGGTTTATATGGCTAATGCTACAACTCCGTATGCTTTCAGCATAGAGTATTCAGTAGGGGGCGCAGATGATATACGTTCTGGATGTCTAAATGGACCTCCTCAGATGAACATCGTTGCACCCTTTTAAGTCCTTTTTCTTAGTCGGTAATAGGTCGACTAAGTTTCTATTTCTATAAAATCTATTTGTTAGTAAGAGTTCCTTACAACAAATTTATTTCTATCTATTATTTCTTCGTCACATGGAGTTCCCATGGACGATCTATCTTCACTTTCTTGTTACTTTCTGAACTTGTGTTAGAGGCGAGCATATGAATGTGAAATTTAAGGTCTTTCCCATCTTCTTTTCCGATGATGAGCTATACCTAGTCTCGCTTTCTTGACTTTATTAGGAAAGTAATAATTCTGAGTTTCTTTTATACTACTCTAATTTCTAACCTTTGTGTTTGTTAGACCAGCCCAAAAGACTGGTTAGTAGCTTTTCTAGCGAAGACAGACATAAAGAAGACTTGTGTGTCAGCTGGCATTTTTAATGAGTCCCAGCATGAAGACGGC